GTGGCGTGGATCAGGGACGCCGGTCTGCTGGGGATGGTGGGCGCGCTGCCCCACGCCATTGGCCGGCTGGCCGCAACCATGGAGACGGAAAATGCTCAAGACCCTGCGTGACGATCAGACCGAAGCCGTCGAGGCGCTGCGGAGTGCGGTAGCCGATAACAAGCGGCGGATCTGCATGCAGGCCCCGACCGGGTTCGGCAAGACCGTTCTGGCGTCAGCCATCGCCAACAACGTGCGGGCCAAAAAGAAAAAGCTGATCTACACGGTGCCGTCGATCTCGCTGATTGATCAGACAGTGCAGATGTTTGCCGCGCAAGGCATCTGGGAAGTCGGCGTCATCCAAGCCAATCATCACATGACCGACTGGAGCCACCCGATACAGGTATGCAGCGTGCAGACGCTGATGAAAAAGGAAACGCTGCCGCAGGCTGACCTTGTGATGATTGACGAATGCCACAAGTGGTTTTCGTTTTATGAGAAGTGGCTGTCGAAAGACATCATGCCCGACTGGGCCAACATCCCGTTCATCGGATTGAGCGCGACGCCTTGGACCAAGGGGCTGGGATCATGGTTCGACCATTTCCACCGCGCCTCGACCACGCAGGAGATGATTGACGCCGGCCACCTGTCACCGTTCAAGGTATTCGCGCCATCGCATCCTGACCTGTCACAGGTAAGAACGGTGGCCGGCGATTATCATGAAGGCGAATTGTCAGCGAAGATGCGGGAAGGCACGCTGGTCGCCGATGCGGTGCAGACGTGGCTGGCGCTATGGGGCAAGGATAAGACGCTCTGTTACGCGGTTGATCGCGCGCACGCCAAGCATCTGCAGCAGCAATTCAAGGCGGCAGGTGTGTCATGCGGTTATATTGATGCCTTCAATGATGATACCGACACGCGAATAATGGAAAATCGGAAGTTCACGGGTGAGATCAGGGAAGGCCGCATCAGCGTAAAAAAGAAATTTCACAACGGGGAATACAAGGTGGTGGTGAGCGTCGGCACCATGACGGTCGGCATCGACTGGGATGTACGCTGCATCTCGATGTGCCGGCCCACCAAGAGCGATATGCTGTTCGTCCAGATCGTCGGGCGCGGATTGCGAACCGCCAACGGCAAGGATCACTGCCTGATCCTCGATCACAGCGACAATCATCAGCGGCTGGGCTTCGTCACCGATATCGACGCCAGCTATACCGGGCTTCACATTGGCAAGACGCCGACGCATGAGAACCGCACTGCCGGGATCAGGCTGCCGAAGGAATGTCCGCAGTGCGCGTATCTGAAACCGCCGCGTATGGCGGTATGCCCATCATGCGGCTTCAAGGCGGAAGTGCAGTGCGGCGTGAAGGCCGACGAAGGTGAACTGCGCGAACTGAAACCGAAGCCGAAAGGACCAAGGCAATATTCGACGCTGGAGGAGAAGGCCGAGTTCCTCGCCGAGTTGAAGGGTCACGCGATCCACAAGGGCTACAAGTCGGGGTGGGCCAGCAATCAGTATCGCGAGAAGTTCGGTGTCTGGCCTGATCATAGCATCAAGAATATCGCGCCGGCCCGATTGGTGTCCGCTGATACGTTGAGCTGGATCAAGCATCGCCTGATCGCATGGGCGAAATCGAAACATCGTCAGACGGAACAAAAGCCCTTGTCCACAGGGACACTTGTCACCGGCACGCTCTGCACCGAAGATGACCTGCAGGATTTCAGATGAAGTTTCCCGGCATTGGTCTGGTGGTGACGTATGAAAGCGAGCGCATGATGCACGACCCGAACGAAAATCAGCGCGATGAAGCGGCGAGAGCGCCAGAGCGATCTTCTCCTGACAGCGCGGTAGCCTTCATTAACAGGCGGCTTGAGGATTTGGCGGAGGCGAACGCGCTTTACGGCAAGGATCAGCGGCTCAGTGCGTCAGACAAGATCGCCCGTAATGACCGGGAGATTTCGTGGCTCAAGGATCTGAGATCGATGCTCTCGCTCGATGAAGCGGCGAGAGCGCCAGAGCGGTTGCGTGGTGGCTATCTGGACGCGGCTTTGGCTGGAAGCAACATGTTCTCGCGAACATCTGAGCGGTCGCACTCAATCGTAATTGAGTTTACTAGCCTTGAGGCTATGCAGATTGCGCGCGACGCGATCATTAAAGCTTCCGGCGCGCGTTGATGAAGGTGGCCTATGAAGGACCTGATCGTTCGGAGTTCATTCGCAAACCCGTGGTGGTGGGGCTGGCACCGCTTTCTGTATTTCATGCACGGCAAGTATGGGAGGCACCATTGAGTGTTGATCTGGTGATTGATGCCCTTGAAGAGGTGGCATCCGCTTGGCTATCAGGCTGCGTTGATAAGGACGACATCGAGCAAGAGCGACAACATCTGGAAGCGAAATACCATCGCAAGATTGCGGTGAATGACGTAGAGCGCCTGACGCGATCTGGCGGGATCATTACGCGGGTGACTTGGAGGCTTGACGACTGAGAGGCGGGCAACAATGGAGTTGCTATGCACACCATCGAAAACGCTTCATGGCGCGACATCAGCTTCGGCGAGCGGTGGGCCATGACCTGCATTCACGTAATCCTCTGTATGGTGAAGCCGGACGAAAGGGTTAGTGTGCTAATGACGATGTTCGGCGCAAACCTGCTGCAGGTGGTAGAGCAGGAAAAAGAAGTGGATGCGGTGATCGAGACGCTGCGGATGCAGCTTCACGCCGACATGCAACAAAGGGAAACGATCCAATGACATCAAGCGTAGAGTTCGAGGAAGTCGCCACGTCGGTGGAGCAGCGGTTTCGACGGGCCTACAATCCTGACAGCATCAGCGATGCGAAGGTCGAAAGCCAGATGACCTATGACGAAATCAGCATGGGCTGGTGGCTGGTGATCAAACGGCTTGGACTGGCGATGTGGGTCAGCCATGACAAGCCGCAGATCGAGAGCGGTGATCTGCTGGAGATCAGCATCAGAAAGAAGAATGTGCCGTGAGGCTATTGCTTGGTTTTGGCCGGCTCCTTGGGCTGCTCCTTCGGCTGCTGATCCTTGGGCGGCTCCTTCTCGCTTTCGATGCACTGCGCTTGCGCGGTCTCAACCTTGCGCATCGCATCCTCAATGGTCGTTTTCAATTCGGTCGGGTTGTCACGGGCCTGATGGATGCGGTCCAGACTGACGCGGATTTCGGCGAGGGCTTCACGCATAGCGGTCTCCTCCTCTTGGGAGCAGAACCAACTCACATCGGCGTGAGGTGTTCCAGATGAACGTCACCAGCATCGTCGTCGGCAACGCGCAGGTGCAGCTGCTGGATGACGGTGACGCCATTGTTCGGATGACCAATAACCGCAAGCTGTGGGAGCCTGACACGCGCGGCTACTGGCGCAATCTGGTAAAGCAGGAAACGGTGGTGGTCGATATCGGTGCCTATACCGGCATCTACTCCATCGCCTCTGCCATGATGGGCGCAAAGGTCATTGCGTTCGAGCCGCATCCGGCGAACTTCCAACGGCTCAAGCTAAACGCCGCCATCAACAGCGTCAGGATCAAAGCGATCAGGTGCGCGGTGTCAGACAAGCAGGGTGTAACATCACTCAATCTCAAGCATGGCGAGGAGCGCATCAGCGACATCGGATCGCTGGTGTTTCAGCCTGATGTCCTGACCTGCGGGATCGCAGTCGATACCTGCAAGCTGGACAACGTCACTTTCACCAAGCCGGTGAGCCTGATCAAGATCGACACCGAAGGTCATGAACCAGCCGTTCTGGCCGGCGCTCTGCAAACCATTCAAAGCCACAAGCCGAGCGTCGTGGTCGAGGTGCTGACGCCCTCCATCGCCAGAGCGGTTGATGACATCATGCGAATGATTGACTACAGTCTGGTGAAGGTTCTCGACAAGCGGAACAGGCTGTACCAATGGCGAAGTCGCTCTACACAATCGTCGGCATGAAATATCGCGGCACCGAAGCATTGGTCGCCAGTCTGCAACGAGGCGATGCCATCGCGCTACGCCGCGATCCGCATAACCAGCATGACGCCAACGCCATCGAGGCGTGGTATGGCGGCACGCATATCGGGTTCATCAAGGCTGACGAGGCAAAGGTGCTTGCGGAGTGGATGGACAATCATCACTACGCCGCGATCCCAGCCATCTTCACGGTGACGGCTGATCGCAGGCCGCAGGTCGAGGTCGAGCAATGATCAAGGTCGAGTTCGACTTCAATGAACTGACCCAGTACGCGCAGCGGTTCGGCGCATCGGTCGAGCAAATCCCTTATGCGTTGATGCTGTCGCTTAATCGCGCTGCCGAGACCACGCGCGAACTCCTGATCAGGCAGACGTGGCCATCCCATGTCCATCAACGCAACGCATCGTTCATCGCCGCCTCGCTGACCACGCGCGACGCCCGCGCTACCAAGACATCGCTCTCTGTCGAGATCTATGACCGTCTCGACCGTGGTAATCTGCAGATGCAATCCAAGGGCGGCACCAAGACACCGCATGGCGGTTCGAACATCGCTGTTCCGTTGAGCAGCATTCCCAAGGGATCAAGGGGCGTGCCGGCAAGGCTGAGACCGAAGACGCTGGGCAACAGAGCCATACGCAAGGGCGATGCGCTGTACGCCCGACTGCCCAACGGAAAGCTGCAGCTGCTCTATACGCTGAAGCACGCCACCAAGATCCCCAAGCGCGTGCCGATGTACGAGGACTTCGCACTATCGATGCAACGTGAACTGACGCGCAACATCCCGTTGGCTGTGGCGCAGGCCATGAAGACAAAACGATGATGATCATGACGGGGCGGCCCCTGCCCCAGCTGGCGCGCAGGCGAAGTGGAGCGGAGGTGGTCGGGCAGCCTGAACAACTGCCTGACCTGCAAGCTGGAGCCGGTATAGATGAGCCAGCATCTAGGGATAGGACGGGGCGGGCAGCGCGGGCCACACAGGCGGGCGGGCTGGCAGGGCGGGTGATGGTAGGGCTGGCGGGGCAAGGCCCCTCACAGGCCGCCCCAAGGCCGCTAAGGTACTACCGGACCCATAGGCTGATGCGGGGAACGCGCGACCGAGCCCCTTCCGCATATTAGAAATCGGAATTTTAGCGTTATGTTTGGGCATCTTAGCCCTAAAACCGGAAATAGGGGCTATTTTCCGTCCCACCAGCCCCAGAAAGCGCTCCCTATGGCCCAGCTAGCCTCCCTGATCGAGTTTTTGCCGGTATCCGGGCTGATCCCCTATGCGCGGAACGCCCGCACCCACTCGGCTGATCAGGTAGCCGATATCGCCGGCTCGATGCGGCGGTGGGGCTGGACCATGCCGGTGCTGATTGCGCAGGACTGCGCGGGCGTTCCTGACGGCTCGATCATAGCCGGCCACGGGCGGGTGATGGCTGCGGAGGCGATCTACGCCGAGGGCGGCTCGATCAACATGGCGAACGGCACGCCGATCCCGCACGGTCAGGTGCCGGTGATCTTCGCCACCGGCTGGGATGAGCAGCAGCGGCGAGCCTATGTCATCGCGGACAATCAGCTGGGGCTGGCGTCAGGCTGGGACGAAAGCATTCTGCGGCTGGAGTTGATCGACCTGCGCGACGGCGGCTTCAATCTATCGGCGTTGGGGTTCGAGGATGACGAGTTGGCGGGGCTGCTTGACGTCCGGCTCGATCCCGAAGCTGACCCTGACGAGGTGCCCGAGGTGCCGGCGGTGCCGGTCAGCCGTCCGGGTGACGTCTGGATCTGCGGAAGGCATCGGGTGCTGTGCGGTGACGCGACTTCGCTGGCGGATGTCGCGGTAGCGCTCGATGGCGCGGAGCCGCATCTGATGGTGACCGATCCTCCCTACGGCGTCGACTATGATCCCGAGTGGCGGGTGCGCACCGGGATCAACCTGATCCATCAGGTCCGCGCCGAGGGCGTGGTCAATAACGATAACCGGGTGGACTGGACCGAGGCATGGAAGCTGTTTCCGGGCGACGTGGTCTACTGCTGGCACGGCGGCACGCATGCGGTCGAGGTCGCGGTGTCATTGGAGACGGCGGGCTTCGTGATCCGCTCGCAGATCATCTGGGACAAGCAAACGATGGTGATCGGGCGCGGCAACTATCATTGGCAGCATGAGCCGTGCTGGTACGCCGTGCGCAAGGGTCAGACCGCGCATTGGAATGGAGACCGGACGCAGGTCACGGTGTGGCCAATCCAGAAAGTGCATCGAACACAGGGCGATGTCGATGACGGGCGCACGGTGCATTCGACGCAGAAGCCGGTCGAGTGCATGGACAAGCCGATGCAAAACAATTCGGTGCCGGGCGAGTGGGTGTACGATCCGTTTCTAGGGTCAGGCACCACGCTGATCGCCGCCGAATTGAACGGGCGCAAGTGCGTCGGGATCGAAATCAATCCGGCCTATGTCGATGTGATCGTCACCCGGTGGCAGAACGTCACCGGGCAGAAGGCTACGCTGGAAGGTGACCTGCAGACCTTCGAAGCGGTCAGGGAGGATCGTCAGCCGGTCACTTCGACTGCGTAAAGCAGCTGGTAGTGAACGGGCACGCGCGCGGCCCGTGGCTTGGGCGTGTCTCGGTAGTAATCACCCGCCCGTCAGCGCCCCGCGTCGTGGTGGTGCCTTGGCTGTCCATTGACGCGGTGCCGATCCGCTTCCCATCGGCACCGTAGATCACCGCCTGCTGCGCGGCGGCAGCATCGGATACGAACACCAGAAACGCGATGCTGGCGAACTTGAGCGCGGTCATTTTCATTGGTCGTTCTCCCGGCTTGGCGGCCATTCGCAGAAGCCGCTGTTGATGATGGCGACGCCGACGCCGAAGCAGGCGAGTATGATCAGGGCGATGCAAACCTCGATCATCAGTAGCCTCCCGTGTGAATGGCGATGCCAACCGCCGCGATGATGATGGCGCAGATCAGGCAGACGCCGACCGTCAGATAGAGTTCACCGTTGATCATTTCAGGTTGCTCCGTTTGATAATGAGCCGATCACCACTGCGGCGACGAACACCGCAGCAGTGATCAGAAACAGGGTGGTCACAGCAGTCTACCGCCGCGAGACTTCAGCCAGAAGCGGCCTTCGGTCTCGCTGGTCCAAGTCAGTTCGAACACCACTTCCCAGAGCCGGTTGTTCATCAGGATTTCAGCCTTGCAGAACCGCAGGTTGTCGGGATCGGTCGAGCGGACGTTTTTACTCTCGATCACGGTGGTGGCTTCCGTCACCCGCAGCAGCGTGCGCTCGACCTGCTCGCTGTCGCAATCAGGCAGCGGCTTGGCGAAGGCGGTGGTGGTCAGCAGCGCTAGGGCTGCCGCTGTTGCTACGATCAATCGCATGTCACGTCTCCACGCTCAGAGTGATTGAACGAGGCGCAGGCTTCGCTGCGCGCCATCGTCATATCGCGCAAGATTTCCAGCGCGCGGGCGTGCAGTTTATCGTGCGGGATCGGCGCTTCGTGATTGCGGATATCGTTGAGCGCGGCATTCCAGCGATGGTTGAAATGCTGCCGGCCAGTGCTTGATGAGCCAAGCCCGATGGTGAGGATGCCAAGCGCGGTCAGCACCGCGAGCGTTCTGAGGTTTAACATTTTCGTTGCTCCAATGCAGCGGGATGCTGCACTGGCTCAAGCCCGGCATCCTTTCGGAGCCGGGCGAGAGCGAGCGTGGTGGGTTAGTTCGGCTGACCGCCGCCTTCGATGACGGTCAACTTCTGCGGCAGCAGGGAGTTGGCGAGGACTTCGTCATAAGCCTCGATCAGGTGGCTCGCGCCGATCAGGGTCAGGATGGTCGGGACAATCTCGGTGACCGCGTAGCCACCGCCGTCCTTGAAGGTGATGCGCGTGCCATCGCCCTGCCGGCGCGGGTTGAAGCAGCGGATGCTATCCGCTGCGATCACCACCGGCACGGTCTTGGGCGCGTCGCCTTCGTCTTCGCGGTAGGATCGGGTGTCGATCTTGGTGAGGATGATATAGGTCATGGTGGTTGTCTCCACGTTAAGGGCGGCATGATTGCCTCTCCCACTGCCCTAAGCCCGGTATCCTTTCGGAGCCGGGCGTAGGGTGACGCTGGGTGGGGTTACGGATACCGCTGCGAGTGGAATGGTGAGCGCTGCGGGCGGTTGATACCCATCTCGTCGTCACTCAAGTTGAGGGTGTCATCGACCGCGCCCCAAGGCAGGCCGAAGTTGCCGGCGCAGTCCGGGCCATAACCCACCGTGCGGCTGCGCGGGTCGGTCAGGGTCTTGTTGCAGAAGCAGCATGCGTGGGTGACCTGACCGTGCGCCGCTGCTACTCCCGCCGGATCAGCCGCGAAGGCCTTCAGCGCTTCGCCGATCACCGGGCTGGTGTCGCGGGCCGGCTCGAACACGCCGGCCTTGGTGACGCGGCCCAGCCACTTCCTGCCGCCGCGATCATTGCGTTCGGTGTTGGAGAGGATGGTCAGGCAGCCCGGTTCGCGGGCCTGCTGGCCGGCTACGCTGATACGGAAGTCGGCGAAAACAATCGCGGGCGTCTTGCGGCGGTTCGGCTGCGCCGCGCGGTTGGCGTCGAAGAGTGCGTTGATGCGGGAAAGGTCTCCGACCGTGACGGTCTCGGCTGCCGCGCGTTCGGCGATCAGGTAAATGTACTCGCCGCCGTGGGCCTGACCCACTCGCTCGCGTAGGGTAACCTGCTTGACCGCTCCCGCTCGCGTCGTCACCGGGACCGTGGTTCCGGCCAAGTCACCCTTCGGCGAGCGGATGGCCCATGCGTTTCCGAATTTCATATAAGAGTTCGTCATGATCAGTCTCCGTTGGTGGTGGGCCGCCCCTGTACGGGCGGCCCGGTTGATTTCAGTTGGCGGCGAGGGTGGCGATCATCTCGCGGTTGATCGCGGCGTATTCGGTCAGCATCTGGTGCTGGGTGATCACCCGCACCCGGCAGCCCTTGGCCTGCTTATCGGTGAGGCGGCGGTTCCAGTTCTGCGCCACCCGCTGCGCGCCAGTCGCGGTGACGAATACGTCGGTGCGCATGTTGATCGGTGACATGAAGCGGATGGTCACGCGGTCAGCGGTGGTGCCCAAGGCCAGAGTGGCGTCTGCGTTCGCGCAAACAAAACCCCGCGCCGTCTTCAGCATCGTCTCGGTCTCGGCAAGGTTGGTTTCGAACTGGGCGGTCAGGCTGGCCTTGGTCAGGGCTTCGGTCATTGTCAGGCTCCGTGGTGGGCCGCGCTCCGTGCGCCGCCGGTGACGCATATATGCGCCTCCCTGTCAGGAATGACAAGCGCAACTTATCATTATTCTCGAAAATAGTGCAGCCGGCCACAGGACCGAATAAGCGGCCCACCCAGCGGATTTGCGTCAGGGAGCGGGAATGGTGCCTCCTGCCGGAAATAACGCACACGTGGCGGTTTCGCGATTTGTTCCCACGCGCTTCGCACCACGAATGCAACTGCGAGGCGAAGTTGGAACCGGGGAGGCGGCTGGGTTGGCCGCCTCCCTGATCAGCCGCTAATCGGCACCGCGCTTCCGCTTGCTGCCGTAGGGCCGCATGTTGAGCGCAAGGGCGTTCATCGCCAGCCCGATATAGCGCGGGATCGGGAAGTGCCCGTTCTCCCAGTTGGTCAGGGAGCGCTTTGAGCAGCCGAGTTCATCCGCTGCCTCGTTCATGGTGTAGCCCATCTGCTCGCGCCAGAGCGCCATCGTCTCGCGGTTGAGTTTAGCGGTTGGATACACTTCGTTGATTGTCCGTGGCTCTGCCATTGTCATTCTCCAGTTGGTGGTTGGTGGTCAGTCTCCGTAGACCGTCATCGCTTTGCGATAGTCGGCTGCGGTGGTCATGCGCTTCGGCTGATCAGGTTTGACCGGCTTCGACTTCTTCGTCTCGCTGGGGCGCTGCGCCAGTTGAGGGTTGCCGTTGCGCCGCTGCCGCTGCCGTTCGATATGCGAAGGGTTACGGTCATCGTGCGAGCGTTCAACCGCCGCCTTCAGCTGCGCAGGGTCAATCCCGAAGTCCTTGTAACCCTGACGAATGGCGTCGAGGTAATACTGCGAAGGCGGCATGATGCCTTCCGAGTTCATGACGTAGAGCATCAACTCGGTTTCGCCTGCGATGGGCTTGGCGAGTTGCAGGTAAACCTTGCGGTACATGCCGCCGGCCTGATTGGCCGGGTTGAAGCCTTCGTATCGGTCGAGCGCTAGTTCGCAGTCCTTGGTGATTTTCCAGATGCCGCCGACGCACTTGGAAGTGCTATCGGCTATCACGTCAGCGACGCCGCGAAACACCAGCCGGGCGTCGTTGAGGGTGAAGGTGCCAACCACCTTCGCCTTCGGGCAGCGGACTTTCATCTGCTTCTTGTTGAGGTTTGAGCCGTAAGCGAAATATAGGGGCATCGATTTTCTCCGTTCGGGTTTGGTATTACGCGGCCCAAGCTATTGAGCCGCGCAGGTTGTTGATGCGGTTGTTGACGTAGGCAGTCTCGCTGGCGGTCATGCCGATCAGCGCGGCCAGTCCTTCGACCGTGATGGTCATCGTCGCGGCCTGCGCTTCGGCTTCGCGCCTCACGAAGTAGCGAACCATTCTGCCGGTACGCTGCGAGACCACCGTCAGGCCGGCGGCCCGTGCCTGCGCCGGTACGCTGACCGAAGGCCAGCCCTTCGCCTGACAAATCTCCGGGCCGGTGACGCCTTCCGGGCGCAGCAGCATCTGGCCAATCTGATGGGCCTTGCTGCCGGGCCGCGCGGTGTTGCGTACCGCTGCAGCCGGGCTGCCGAAGGTCATTTCGCCCATCGCCTTGACCACCATGCGCTGGCAAATGTTCAGCCAGTTGATGATTTTCGTCTCGTCCAAGGTGCCGCTATGCTGGCGAAACTCTACGGTGCCGTGACGGTTGAAGGCGTCCAAGTTGACCTTGTGATAGCGGCGCTCGTGTGCGCCCGTTGAGCGGCGCAGGGCTTCGCTCAGTTCGCTAATCGTATGCGCGGCGTTGATATTGGCTGCCGAAAGCGCGGTCATGGTGCGGCAGAAGCCGTTGTTCGAAGCGCGGCGGCTGACCGGCATCATGCTATCGATCAGCGGCTCATAAGCCTGATACAGCCTGACGATATTCTTGAAGAAGGGCAGGCCAACCCCGCGCACTCCGATGTGGGCGTGCGTGCCGCAATCCTTGCTGACGGTGCAGCCCAAGTCGTTCAGCGCGGAAAGCACCTTGGCCACTTCGGCTTTGCCTTCTTCGCCGGTCAGCACCGGGCTAACGAACTCGCAGCCCGTGGCGTAGTCACCGAGCGAACCGTCCGTGGTGACCTTCCAAGTCGAGCAAGGCTCATGGGCGCGGGAGTAGGGAATGACGGCGCAGGGCTTGCCGAGGCGCTGGGCTACCGCGTCAGCGGCTGCCTGCATGCTGACGCCAGCCGGGCGGTAGCACTCTAGCTCGATGCCGAAGGTCAGGGTATTGATGGTCATCTTTAGCTCCGTGGTTCCGGCTAGGCCTGTCCGCCGCGCCGTTCGTGACGCATATATGCGCCTTCGAACTGGAAATGGGAAGCGAAACTTATCAAATAAAGGAGAAAAGATTATGCCGGAAGATCAAAGGGTTAGCCCGACAAATGCGGAAAACCCGAATGTTGCGGCTGACGACGGGGCCAATCACCCGCGCGGCCCATTGGTTAATACCGATCAGGCGGCCCGGCTGATCATGAAAGGCCCGGAGCGCATTCGTCAGTTGGCGAAGGAAGGCTGGATCACCCAGCAGGGTAACAAGAACGACCGCCGCTATCGCTTGCTCGACGTGGTGCAAGGCTACATTCGATTTCGCGATGACGAAGATCGGCGCGCCAACAAAACCGCTGCGCATACTCGCATCACCGATGCGCGCTCACGCGAAGTCGAATTGAAAAACGCGCAACGCGAAGGCCGGCTGATCGAGTTGGATGATGTCATCGAGATGATCGACACCCTTATCGGTCTGCTTCGTTCATCGCTCTCGGGTTTGCCTGCGCGCAGCACCCGTGATTTACAATTGCGTCGAACAATAGAAACGGCAATCAATGACATCCTCGCAACCATCGCGGATACTGCCATCGAAAGAACAAAAGCTCTGGGAGCGCGTCGCGCTGCTAGCCAAGCCAGCGACGCCGATGGAGCCAGATCAATGGGCGGAAGCGAACAGGACGCATCCGCAGTCTAGCGGCGTACCGGGGCCGCGCGATCCGTATCTGACGCCCTACATTATCGAGCCGGGCCGCATGATCGCTTCGGCAAGTCACAAGCGCGTGGTGCTGGTGTTTGGCGCGCAGACCGGCAAGACCGAGTTGATGCTCGACGTCGCCGGCCAGCGGCTCGACCAGCGCCCGGTGCCGATATTGTATGTCGGTCCCAACAAGCAGTTTCTGTCTGAGCAGTTCGAGCCGCGTGTGATGGGGCTGCTGGACGGATCAGCCACGCTGACCGACAAGGTGGTGCGCGGCAAGCGGATGACCAAGACGCGCAAGATGGTGTCGGGCGTGCCGTTTCGCTTGGCGCATTCGGGATCACCGACAGCATTGAAATCCGATCCGGCGGCGCTCGCGCTGGTCGATGAATACGACGAGATGAAGCAGAACGTAAACGAGCAGGGCGGCACGCTTGGTCTGGTCGAGCGACGCGGCGACACCTATGCCGACTTCGTTTGCGTGGTGACATCGACACCGAAGCGCGGGAGAGTGGGCGCGGTCAGGGAAGAGACCAGCGGACTGTTCTTCTGGGATGTCGCCGTGGCTGAAGATATTGAAAGCCCGATCTGGCAGCTATGGCAGCAGGGCACGCGGCATCATTGGTGCTGGCCATGCCCGCATTGCGGCGAGTATTTCGTGCCGCGCTTCAACCTGATGCGCTATCCGCTGAAGGCAACGCCGATGGAGGCTGCGCGCGAGGCCTATCTCGAATGCCCGCATTGCGGTGGCGTGATCGAGAACCATCACAAGGAGACCATGAACGAGCGCGGCAGGTATGTCGCGCCCGGTCAGTCGATCACCAAGGACGGCATCCTTCACGGGGCACCGTCCGAGCGGATGACGATCTCTTACTGGGTCTCCGGGCTGGCGTCGCCGTTCGTCAGCTTCGGCGAACGCATTGCGGTGCTGGTCGAGGCGCAGCAGTCCGGTGACGACGCGATGGTGCAGCAGGCGATCAACGCCGGCTTCGGTGAACTGTATTCACCGGGCGGTGGCGAGGTGCCGGAATGGATGGAGATCAAGGAGAAGTCCGCGCAGGCGACCTACAAGCGCGGTGAGGTGCCGGACGATGTGCTTTACCTGACGCTGACCTGTGACATTCAGAAGCAGTCTATCCCGTGGGTGCTGCGCGGCTGGGGCGCGCGGGCGACGTCATGGCTGATCAACTATGGCTACCTGCGCGGCGACACCACCGATGAGGACATCTGGTATGCGCTGGGCGATCTGGTCGCGACGCCGGTCGGCGGCATCCCGATCCGGCTGGCGTTCATCGACAGCGGCTTCCGGCCCGGCAAGACCGACACGCTGCCGATCAACCGGGTGTACGAGTTCTGCCGGCGGTTCATGCGCAGGGTCAGGCCGACCAAGGGATCAGCGTCGCCGATGCGAACGCCGCTGCTGATTTCCAAGATCGAGGTGAGGCGCAAGGACGGCAAGGCCGCGAAGTTCGGTCTCGATCTGGTCAGGCTCGACACCGATCACTGGAAAAGCTGGGTACATGAACGGCTTAGGTGGCCTGACGATCACATCGGCGGCTGGCATGTGTTCCGTGGTGTCGATGATGATTACTGCCACCAGCTGGTCTCGGAAGCCCGGTTGAAGCAGCCGACCGGGCGCGTCGAATGGGTGCAGCGCAGTCGCGACAACCACTTTTTCGACTGCGAGGCGATGCAGGCCGCAGCCGGCTACCTGTTGAACGTGCAACGAATACCATTGCAGAAACTGAAGGATGGCACTACAGGTGGGGTCGGCAGGAAGCCGCCAACCCCATCCGAGGTATCCGCTCCACTGAACGCGCCACCCGTACCGCCACCACCAACGCGGTCTCGGAAGGTTCGGCGCATTGTCAGATCGAGTTATCTCGGAGCCTGATCCGGCTCTCGTCCCAATGCCAACCGAGGCTGAACTAAGAGCGCAGATGGCGCTCCTGCAAGCGCAGTTGAACGATCTGCATCCGGTGCCGGAAGGCCCGCATGCGCTGGCGTCAGATCAGATCACCACCGTTCTGGAGACGCCGCGTCAGACCACCATCAAGACGGTGCGCGGCCCGATCAACGAGACCTCGCTGATGAGTTCGCGCCAGACGCTGCAGCGCGCAAAGGTGGGCAAGGCGACGCCGGAAGAAATCACCGGGCAAATCCTTGGACTAAAGCAGCTGATCATCTCTGGCGTGAACAGCGCCGGCTACGGTGACAAGCGCACCGAGTTTCGTTCGCTGGCGGACCTGCGGCAAATCCTCAATGCGCTGGAGGATGAACTTGCCGGGCTGCTGGGCGGGCGGGGCAGGGTGCGGCAGATCAGGATGACGACGCAGTGGGACAAGGGGCTGTGATGGGCGCGCTCCGCAACATCCTGTCCGAAGGCATCCTTGGAAGGTTCATCTCCCATACCGACAAGCAAGCGCGCAACGAGTTCGATGGCGGGCGCAATCGCCGCCGGCTTCGGTCGTGGCAGCCGACGCAGAACACCGTCAACGTCATCCTCGCCCAGCAGGGTCCAGTGCTGCGGGCGCGCTGTCGAGATGCGCTGCGCAACAACCCGCACGCGGTATCGGCGGTCGAGAGCTTCTCTGCCAACGTGATCGGCACCGGGATCAAGCCGTCGTCGTTGCTGCCGGACGATCCTGACCTGCGCCAAGCCATCATGGAGCTATGGCTGGACTGGACCGATCAGTGCGACGCCGATGGCATCGCCGATTTCTACGGCATGCAGACCATCGTCGCCCGCGCGCTGTTCGAGGCCGGCGAGTGTTTCATCCGCTTCCGCCCGCGCAAGGTCGAGGACGGCATGCTGGTGCCGCTGCAGATCCAGTTACTCGAAAGCGAGATGTGCCCTTACGAAAAAAACGAGAAGGCCGCCAACGGCAACTACATCATGAACGGGATCGAGTTGGACCTGCGCGGCAAGCGCGCGGCTTACTTCTTCCACCAGATCCACCCCGGTGACGTGCCGCTCGAACCTGAGAGCCTGCTGGAGCCGGTTCGCGTCCCGGCATCCGAGGTGCTGCATATTTTCAAATGCACGCGGCCCGGTCAGATGCGCGGCGTGCCGCTGGTGACGCCAGCACTGGTTCGGATGTTCCTGCTCGACCAGTATGACGACGCCGAACTGGAGCGCAAACGCATCGCCGCGATGTTCGCCGGCTTCATCACGTCGGCGGTGCCGGAAGATATCCTGCCGATTGACGGTGAGGACATGAGCGCACCGCAGGAAGGCGTGGCGTTGTCAGGGCTGGAGCCGGGCACCATGCAGACGCTGCTGCCGGGTGAGGACATCAAGTTCTCCGAGCCGGCGGAC